GCGTAGTCGGGCCTAGCCGAGTTGGCAAAGGTCGAGAGGTCCATCTGGTGCAGTGCCTCATTGGACATGACCGCACCAAAAGCCGCTTCCACTTTGCCCATCCCGTAGTAGTAATTTCCAGGGTTTGGACGCTTGAAGTGGATGACTTCATCTGGCTCGAAGGTCTGCTTCTTCGATGTGTCGATGCCGTAGACATACCCCTTGACGAAGTTTTCGTCACACGGGACCACCTCAACATAGTTCGGAGCAAGAGGCCAAAGCTCAGAAGGCAGATCTGTCGCGTCGTCAATGATCGGATGCAGATAAGCATTTCCCGTCAGCTCGCCGTACAGAATCCGAAGAACCGTCAGGTCAAAGCCGTTGAGATATGGGTTGGCTGTCGCCAAAAGGTTGAGAATCGGGTCGTCGCCGGTGATCTCTTCGACTTCATCGCCAAAGTCTGCGACCTTGCGAAGAACCGACATTGAAGGCCGCTGGTCGCCAGGGCCATCTCCGAGCAGGTACGCCTTGGTGCGAAGCGGGACGCCACGAGTCTTTTGCCTGGTCCGTTTGTCGGCCTTCTTGTAAAGGCGCAGCGGGACAGAGGCGACAGCGTTGGCGTTGATTGTTGCAGCAGCGTATACCCAAGAATGGAATGCGCTGATTCCGCGCTGCTGGCTGAAGGGGGGCCGAAGCTGCCCCTTCTCGCCAGTGCTGACAATGTTCACGCTCGAAGCGAGATACTTGTCTGTGCTGGTCTGCTTCTTTTGTCGGAGAAGTCCGAACAAGTCACCGATCGGCATAGTCAGATGATCCTGAAGTCAAAGTTGGACTTTGCAAGCGTCTCGAGACACCGCACCGCGAGGGCCAACGCACAGACTCCGTCATCGTGCATCCCTGACGGAGCCTCATAGCGAACCCCAGTCCTCGTATATTCAAACTCGAAAGTCTCACATTCTGTGCGAAGCCATCCGTCTGGAATGCCGACTCTCCTAGTCTGAAAAGCCGACGCCAAGCCCTCCATGAGCTGCTGCTTTGATGTCTGCGAGAACTTGAATCCTTCAATCCTTGGAGACTTTCGCTGAAGGCCCTCGACGATTGGGTCACCCACACCTGTCGAGTCAATCAGCACAGGGGCCTCGCCGATCAATCTCTCGATCCTGATCTCCGTTTCCGACCAGGGAGATTGCCATCGTTCCAAAAGGCAAACCCTACCATCTTGGTCGAGGCCACATACCACAGTCCAGTCCACGCTCTTCGCCAAGTCGATCCCGAAAGCCTTTGGCGGATCTGTACTCAGCGGGATGGTACAGGCTTGGATCGAATCCAATCCGAAGGGGTTGCCGCCGTCGTCGGCTGGGATGCCCATGAACTCTTGGTCAAAGACATGCTGGGGCAACTCACGCTTCGCGGCCTCGATCTCGGACTTGGGAATGGTGGGGTTCGAGGTCGTCGGAAGCCTCCAAGACCTCCAGCCCTCGTCACCAATCTGCCCGCGCTCGAAGCAGCGATGGAAGAATGACCGCCCCTTCGGCGTGCCAAGGAACCAAGCATCTCCCCGTTTGTCCGCAAGGGTTGGGCGAATCGTCTCCTGCCAAGCTGGCCCCAAGTCCTTAACTATCCCAGCTTCGTCGATGATGACTCGGTCATATCGACGGCCACGACCTGCATCGACCGAGTCAAGGCTCCAGAAGTCAATGGAGCCCCCAGTCATCAGCTCGAACCTCTTCTCCACACGGTCGATTCGATGGGTGATCCTGTTCAGGGATTGCTCAAGATCTCGCCAAGGATCCGCTAAGTATCGATAGCTTGGAGCGAACCAGCCAACCTCATCGCCGTCGATCGCCTTCTCCATAGCGAGCTGGACGCCGAGGTGCGTCTTGCCGAATCGACGGCCACACTCCAAGACGTTGAACCTAGCTGACTCGCCAAGAACACGAAGCTGGCCCGTATGCAGAGCCTCCTCGATAGGAGCAACTTGTATGTTCATGGGTCACTCAAGGTCTTTGATCTTGTCTTTGATCTCTTGAAGATCACGCCTGATCCCCTTCACCATCGTGAAGTAAACCAAGACCCACACAATCAAGGGGGTCACGTTGTTCTCGAGCAGGGGCAGGATCGACGGTTCCATTCATGACTCCTCATCGTCAGAAGATTCAGACCACTGGCTGAACAGGATTCCCAAGTCCTCCCCGTTGACCACCCCGTCAAAGTTGAGATCTGATCGCGGGTTGCTACTTCCCCAGTCGCCGAGAAGAATCCCTTGGTCAATCGCATCGACCCATCCGTCCCCATTGATATCCGAAAGCAGCCCTTCAAGGCGAAGGTTGACAGTCCATGTGATTTCTTGCGTGACGTTTTCGCCTGGACCGACAGGCATCTGGTAGTCCGCGATGATCGTCCTTTTTTCCGGATCCCAGCACAGGCTAGACCCCTCTTGGAAGATAGGCATCATGCCCTCGTCAATCCTGATTGATTGCCTGTATTTGATCCGCCTCGCCACGCTTGAGAGGTTGGCCGCCTCAATCTGGCCGACCATTGAAAACTGACCAGCCACGCTTGTGTCCTGCGGCGTCAGGTAGTCAACGATCAGGCTCCTTGTGTCCGTTTCTGCGATTGAGATGGTCTGAAGTGTCTCGGTCGGCTCGCCTTCGGAATCAAAGACAGGAATCCGCGTGGTGACCATCGGAACCAAGCGAGGACTGCAAGGATCATCAGCTAGGACGATCGTCGAGACAAGCAGAGCGGAGAGGTATTTGGTCATGGTGACTCCGTATCTTCAGGGTCGTATTCGACCGACTTCAGGGCAAGAGCAGCGGCCTTCATCTCGTCAGCCTTAGACGCCAAGACATCAATCAGGTCTTCGTCTAGGGATGACCTAGGAGACAGGTTCTTGTACACATCAGCGAGGGCCGTGATGTTGCTCGAGATTCCAGAGAGATGCTTGGCGATGGCGGCGTAGAACGCCAGCGTGTCTAGGTTGCTCATGAGTAAGTCAATCCGATGGTGAGGGTGTCGCCCGTTGCGAAGGCGTCATAAAACGAGGACGTATCCGAAGCGTTGAATCGGAACCGAAGGATGGTTCCGGACGCTCCTCCGGCCTCCACGATCGTGAGCGACGAGTAACTCATCTCAGTCGATTCATGGAGGAACCGGCTGTCCGAGATCGTGGCGTTGGTCGTGAAGTCGCCGTTGTTGGAGTAGGTGCCGCCTGTGTCGATCCTGACGAGGAACTCGATATAGGTGTCCGCGCCGTTCGTTCGGATTGACCCGTGCGGGTATTCAGTCCAGTCTCCTGCCCCAGTCCCATCTTCTGAATAGGAAGAAGGAACAAATCTGTTGCCGCGATCTGTTCCCAGGACCAGCGTCCAAGTGATCGTGTCGGTTGCGACAGGCGCAGGCAGGAAGTTCCACCTACTCATCCAGATCAACCTCGTACTCGTATCCGATACGGAAAACCAAATCTGTGCCTGACGAGTTGCTCGACGTGGTCATCGTGATCGTTTCGCCTGCTGCCACCGATGCGTTTGAAATCGCCGACCCATAGACCCCCGTACTAGAACTCAGCGACATGACCGCGACATTGCTGCTGCCCTGCTTGAGCAGCCAAGCAACCGTTCCGCTCCCAGTCTTGGCAAATACCGAAGTGATGGTCAGAGCGTGATCAGTCGAGGGATCGACGGTATACACCTTGTCAGACACCGTCTCGATCTGGCCGGTATAGAAGCCTGAGACTGTCGTGGACTTTGGGAACCTATTGATTGCCATCTCGAGCCTCCAATCGTTCCACAAGGTTGGTTGATAGATCGTGAATCTTGCTCAGAAAGCAATTCAGGTCATGCTCATCAATCTTGCTGAGCTTGTTGGCACAAACCAACTGGATGCCAACAGCGGAGCCTTTGACCGCATTGAGAATCTCGCGAGGGTCATGCGCATTCAAATCGCAGTTCAGTGGCACACGGCTATTCGTCAAGCTGCTAATCCTGTCCATCTTCGTGGTCCTCTTCGAGGGCTCGCGTTGGAACTCGCTCGACCTTGATCGTCTGGTCCTGCTCGACCTTCTGCGTCACTGGCCCATCGATCCGATCCATGATCTCTTTCCAGAACTTGAAGTCACCCTCTCTAGCAAGGTGGAGAGCCGTTTGTGCCAAGGCGTCCAAGACAGATCTGGCATCTTCCCCCTCCTCTCGCAGTGTGTCGATGATGGCCCGCTCAAGTGCGGCCTTCATGCTGGGAACCTTGGTTCCTAACTTGCGGCCAGGACCTCCCTTGTTTCCAGCCCCGAACCGACCGAGCTCGCTTCGCTTGTATTCGTCTTCACTCATTCTGGGTCACCTTCTTGGCTGTCATCATCATCATCGCCGTCATCATCATCATCTAGCTCTTCCTCGTCAATGCCTTCGCACATCTTGCCATAGGCATATTCAGCCAGACCACGAACACAATGCAGGTTCCCATAGGGGACAGCAAAGGTTTCGGTCTGCCCTCGCTTGTGGCGGGTGAAGCAGATCAGCACAGCCTCCGCTCCACCGTTTTCGACGAGCTGGGCGACCGAGTCGCGCATGGCGATCGCCACATCCCTAGGCACCTCACGACTCATCTGGCCTCCTCAATGTCGATCCGAATGCGTCGGTGCCTGTTGGGCTTCTGCCGGTCCTCGAGCGACAGATGAAGCCACGCCGCCCCCAGCGGCTTGGGTGGCCCTCCCCTCTCGACATGCCACCCATCCATACAAGTCATTTCATCCTTGTAGCCTGGAGTCGAAACGTGATGGACATCATCAAGCCTGATGGCCCCACCGCTGGTCAACCCCATCTTCACAAGCCTGACCTGCCATGAGTCATGAGTGTGACCCGACCAGACAATGTCAGCGTTCGGAAGGTATGACTGCTTGCGTCGAGTGTTGAGTACGCCGTGGGTCATCAACCCTCCACCGCCATGACCGTGGTGGTAGTACATGACCCGAGACAAGGACTTCCCGCAGGGTAGAGCGACCGAGAACCTGATGAACCCGCCATAGGCACCAGTCACCACTTGCGAGCCCATCACCCTGAATCGCTCAGCCAGCCTGTCAGTCAGGTCAGTCTCATGCCTCTTCAGGATTGACTTCTCATGGTTTCCTGGCGACATGAGGACAAAGAGGTCTGACCACGGCTCATAGAACTCCGCAGCCGTTTCCACCAAGCTGTCGAGGTATCTCCCCTGTTGATGCTCTGGCCTGCATTGGCTGAGGTCAGCCCGCCGATCCCACTTGCCCTGCATGGCACACGCGAGGTCACCGATGTCGATGATTCCAGCCGCTCGCTCCCTAGCCTGCTCGAGGTGAACAGCCTCGAGGTTCCAGTCACTGTGAGCGTTGTCGTGGTGCCGATCTGAGCTGAGGAGGAAGGACTGCCGCCACTGAGGACCACTTGCATTGAGGTCCACGCGGTAGCATCCGGTAGAGGTCTGTGAGACTTGCCAGCGTTGCTTCACCGATCAACCTCCGATCAATTGACGGTAGGGCATCGCCGAGAGACGCTCAGGGCGAGCCTCAGCCGTTTGTGTCGTCATCTTGGGCTCTCATCGCCTCCAAGCCAGCACGGACAGCAGAAGCGATCTGACGGCCCTGATCCAAGCCAGCGTTGTAGCTCGCTTCCTTTTCGAGCTGCTCACGCTTCCTGTCGCCTGGACGCTTGAGGAACAGGCCACCCATGAGGGCCAAGCCGGTTGAGATCAATGCCCCGCCTGGAAGGGTGCTGGCGGCATCTTGGCCCACGGAGATCCCCATCTCGGTCAGGGATCTGATGACCGCAGCTCGCTCCTGAGCTTGGCCTATCTCGGCCTCCAGCCTCGCACTCTGCCGATCGACCCAAGCGATCCATTCGCTCCAGACCTCTGACGAGTCAGACACAGAGACCCTCTCCTCCG